GTTTAAACTAGGTATAATCGACGAGAACGGAAAGAGAAATAAATCCGTAGAAATTAACGACGATGAAAAGAAATCCGCTTATACACCTTTTATTCGTCTCTGCGCTAATGTTAAGCGCCTGCTCTCCAAGATTCCAGGCGGAGGGACCAAACTTGGGAGTTTCGCTAGTGCTCTCTTTCTAATGAAAGAACATTTTGGAATTCTAGATAGTCAGATAGAAAAAATACTGGAACAAAACAATCTTTCAACCCTTGACTTTCTGAATGAAAATAGTCAATGGTTTATCTTAGATAATGGTCACATCTCCCCAGGTGTCTATAGAGTCAAAGACTCTAAGGTACTTAACAAAAACTTCGAAGAGATGGTACATCCAAAAGACCAGATTCGTATCAAGGAAGACTGCTTTCCTGTGGGCCAAATTTTTGGATTAAATATCTACGAAGCCACGCATCTCAAAACTAATCAAAGCATATATATTACAGTTAGCGAGATTTATAAATGAACGAAAAGTCAAATGGTCTGTGGGCCAACATTCATGCTAAGCGTAAACGCATCAAACAAGGTAGCGGTGAGCGCATGAGAAAACCAGGAGAGAAAGGTGCTCCAACTCCCGATCAAATGCGCAAAGCAATGGGTGAAGAAGCTCCTGCCATGAACACTGGTGCAATCCCTGATCCAAAATCTACAGTTCAAGGTCCTCGCAAGAAAAAAGATAAGACAGCTGTCCTAAGACGATTTGCTGATTTTATGGCAAACTCTCGTTGAGTTAAATCAACGATTGTAGTATAATTACGTGTAATTTTCAAATTAACATTGACGGTATACCTATGGCTCTAACTCCTGACTATAAAAATGATAACCTATTGACTGAATACGCAATCAACATGCTCAAAGACTTTTATATGAGGTCAGGAGAAAAATCACCGCAAGATGCATTTGTGAGAGCCAGCAAGGCATGGTCAACATACAAGGGAGAGCTTGATAGTGATTTGGCTGAGCGCATTTACAGCTATGTTAGCAATAAGTGGTTTATGTTTGCTAGCCCTGTGTTATCTAACGCTCCGAATGGAATTGCCAATGATAAGGGATTACCCATTTCGTGTTTCCTCACTTATGTTCCTGATACTCTTGAAGGTCTCATTGATCATAGTAGTGAGCTACGCTGGTTATCTATATTGGGTGGTGGAGTCGGCGGACATTGGTCCGATGTGCGAACTGTATCTGACAAAGCGCCTGGACCTATTCCTTTTCTGCACACCGTCGACGCCGATATAATTGCATACAGGCAAGGTAAGACTCGGAAAGGTTCATATGCTGCTTATATGGATGTTCATCATCCAGACATTATGGAGTTTCTTAATATTAGAATTCCGACTGGTGATGTACAACGTAAAGCACTAAATATCCATAACGCAATTAACATTACAGATGAATTCATGGAAGCTGTTACGAATAATGAACAGTTTGCATTGAGAGATCCTAAAGATGGATCTGTGAAGGAAGAGGTTAATGCTCGTAAGTTGTGGGAGCGTATTCTTGAAGTACGTTTCCGTACAGGCGAACCTTATTTGAATTTTATTGATGAAGCGAATAGACATTTACCTCAATCGCTCAAGGATTTAGGATTAAAGATCAATGGCTCAAATTTATGTAATGAGATACATCTACCTACCAGCGCTGATCGCACTGCAGTGTGCTGCTTATCATCTCTCAATCTGGAGTTCTATGATGAGTGGAAAAATACCTCTATTGTCGAGGATCTCATCACGATGTTGGACAACGTACTTGAGTACTTTATTGAGCACGCACCAGATGCGATTGCACGAGCTCGTTATTCTGCATCGCGAGAGAGATCAATTGGTTTGGGAGCGATGGGCTTCCACTCACTACTCCACAAACATGGGGTGGCGTGGGAAAGTGAAAGCGCTAGGGAAATCAATAAAGTTGTATTTGGTACAATCAAGGCTAGGGCAGTTGAACAATCTCAACGTCTAGCAGCTGAACGAGGAGAGTATCCAGATGGAGAAGGAACCGGTCTACGTTTCGCTCATTTATTGGCAATTGCTCCTAACGCCTCTTCAGGTCTTATTGTTGGAACTTCTCCTTCTATAGAGCCATTGAAGGCCAATGCATATACTCATAGAACTCGAGCTGGTTCTACGTTAGTGAAGAATCAGTATCTTGAGCCTGTATTAGAGCAACATGGGATCAATAATGAAACTACGTGGTCATCCATTATCACAAACAAAGGGTCTGTCCAACACCTCCCGGAGCTTACTGAGGGTGAGAAGGCCGTATTTAAAACCGCGCAGGAGCTTGACCAGGCGTGGGTCGTACAACACGCTGCCGATAGGCAAAAGTTTATTTGCCAGGGCCAATCGGTTAATCTCTTCTTCCCGGCCGGTGCAGAAAAATCTTATGTTAATAAGGTACATCTCAAGGCTTGGAAGGAAGGTCTTAAAGGATTATATTACCTCAGAACGGAAGCTAAATCTCGAGCTGAGAATGTATCAGAGAAAGTCGAAAGAGTCGCCCTACAAGAAGATATGAGAACGATTGTATACGGAAAGAACAACTGTCCTTTCTGTGCTCAAGCTAAGGACGAGCTTGAGTTAAGAGGTATTCCATTTGATTATGTGGATATTGAAGAAATTGGAAAAACAGCGGCTGAAGTTACAGGCCGTAAAGTAAAAACAGTTCCTCAAATTTTCATTGAGGGTAAATATGTTGGCGGTTTCGAGGAACTGATGACGCACTTAGAACAACCACTGACTATCGAGTCAGAAGAATGCAGAGCTTGCGAGGGATAAATGGCACTACTAGATATTTCAAAAACATACAAACCTTTTCTATATCCATGGGCTGTTGAAATTACTAAGAAGCATGAAGAGATTCATTGGGTAGAGGATGAAGCTGAATTGTCGGAAGACGTTCAGGATTGGAGAACTAAACTATCATCTGGTGAGAAAGAATTCATCACTCAGATTCTCCGATTGTTTACTCAATCTGATGTTCAGGTTGGCGAGAACTATCATGAGCTGTTGATCCCTAAGTTCAAGAATAATGAAGTTAGAAACATGCTATCTTCATTTGCAAATAGAGAAGGAGTGCATCAAAGAGCGTATGCACTATTGAATGACACACTTGGATTACCTGATGAGGAATATCATGCTTTTTTGGAATATAAAGAAATGGCCGATAAGATTGATTTCATGTCTAATGGTGACACTAGTTCCCATACCGGTCTCGCCCTCGCTTTGGCCCAGTCGGTCTTTAATGAAGGAATGTCCCTCTTCGCATCATTCGTTATGCTGCTAAACTTCCAACGCTATGGAAAGATGAAAGGAATGGGTACAATTGTTGAATGGTCGATCAGAGATGAAACTATTCACGTACAAGGTAACGCAAAACTATTCCGTGAGTTCTGTGAAGAACATCCACGTATTGTAAATGATGATTTTAAGGCTCAGATCTATGTGATGGCTAGAGAAGCTGTCAAGCTGGAAGACAAATTCCTAGATCTTGCTTTCAATGGTCACGAGGTACAAGGTCTAACCAAAGAGGAAGTTAAGAAATACATTCGACACATTGCTGATCGTAGACTTCTTCAGTTGGGCTTGAAAACAAATTATAAGCAGAAAGATAATCCACTTCCATGGTTGGATTGGGTATTGAATGGAGCTTCACACGATAACTTCTTCGAGAAGCGTGTCACAGAATATTCAGTCAATGGCATGGAAGGCGATTGGGGTTGGGATGATGATAAGCCTCAAGTGTGTGGATTGGAAGCTGCTTAATGTCGACGTTTAGAATTGAATGTGAAGAGTGTGATAATGAAACGATTGTGGATGCCCTCGTGCATCCACAATTTTGTCCTGTCTGTGGGAGACGCGGTGAAGTCGAAAACATTGACGATACGGACCTAGTTGAAGATCTCGATTTTGACAATGACTAAATATATCCATGTGGTATTACAATGACGATGTGTTTGACCAAACTCCAGAAGAGTATCAAGGATTTGTATATGAGATTACGGAACTTGATACAGGTAAAAAATACATTGGTAAAAAGAACTTCTGGAAACCCAAAACCCTCCCCAAAACTAAAACGAGAAAGAGACGTATTCGAACTCGTACCGAATCCGACTGGAGATTATATTATGGATCTAGTGAACAAGTAAGGCAGCTGCTAGTTGAGAAAGGTCCAAATAACTTCAAAAGAGTGATACTAAAACTTTGCGAAACCAAAGGTGAGATGTCTTATTATGAAGCAAAGCTACAATTTGAATATGATGTCCTTCTATCAGACGAGTACTACAACGAATTCATTGGTTGTAAGATACACTCAAAACATCTTAAAAAAAGTTAAAATTAATTTAAAAAAGTGTTGACTTTTCCTCAAACCTATCATATAATGACTACATTGAATGAGAGGAATGAAATTATGATGAATTATGTAACTAAGCGTGAGTACACAGGTAAGAATGCAGCGATCTTAGCTGAGGTCGGAGTTGATGCAGTATTGACGTTTAAGCAGGCTACTCGCGAATTGGGTATCCCAGGTAAGAAATTGAAAGGTTTGAAAGCATGTGCTAAGTTGGTGATGTTTTCGAAGGATGAAGATGAGAATGACACTAAGTCGAAGCCACGTTTCTTCTCAGTGTTTGATGCATCAGAAGTTTTGGCACGAGCGTAAGGAGCTATATTATGTCTAAGATTGGTAACGCAGTATTCGAAGGTCAAGAGTTTGCTACGGCGAACTACAGCCTTCCTTATGGGGAGTTCATGGACAAGGCGATTGCTGAGTTTGGGGCTGCTACTACTGAAGTCCAGGAAGCGTGTGCGGCATTTCGCACTATCGCTAACGAGCTTGCTGAGTATTATGGTGAGCCCATTGTCCCTGCAGAG